TCATCGGAGCTGGAGCATTGAGTGCTCGAAGATGTTCGGCGAGAGAATCGATATTTTCGAAAACATCTTCATAAATTTTACCGAAGAATTTATGCAACTGAGGAAAGTCTTTACCAGTTACATTCCAGTGAAAAGAATGGGCTTTGAAATAAAAGACGAATGCATCTGACGTCACATTATATAATGCGTCGATCAAAGCTGGTTCTGCTTGTTCAGAAACCATTTGCTCTGCTTGTTCTACGAGATTATTAAATTGCATCAAATTCCTCAATCTTTAATTTTAAGTCAGTCGTTCCACGTTTAATTCTATGAAAGGTTCGAGCGGGAATAAAAAGGCGATCGCCTTTATATAACTTCTTCGGGAGCCGATTATCAAATTGTAACTCCCAACCAGTACCCTCTAAAACCTCAATATATCTTCCTCTTCGATCACGATGCCATACTAATTCTTCGCTTAAAACATCATGCTTAAATGTGCGCACGAATGTCCAATTATTTAGTTTTTCATCAATGTATGGCTCTACCACCATGTCTTGCCTGAATTGCTGAAAAAGCGTGGCCAACGGCATGCCCAATAGGAGCGTGACGTCTTATCCTTATTTGTTAAGCAGTGATGACGAGCAACGAAACTACGAGTTGCTGCGGGATCCATATACTTCTTCGTCATTCCAGATTGACTGAAATTAATCTTACGAACTCCGTCGCCGACACGAACATAGACAGCACCACCACCGCCAGAACGGAATGGTTTGCCGATACCCTTACCGTCTGTTGGATCATCGGCTTCGTTCATAGGAACGCAGTTAGGGACCATCTTGTCGCCCTTCTTCTTCATTCCGCGCTGAGTGTATCCTTTCCAGCATTCCTCTAGACCTTCCTCGATAGGATAATCAAGAACAACTTGCTGACCTTCAAACTCTGCGATTTCGCCGATGTTTGATTCGAGCATATCTTTTTCCCATTCATCTGCTGGAGTATATTTTCCTTCAGCATAGAGACGCTTGGCTTCTTTAATCATCTCAAAAAACATCTCAGATCCTGGACGAAATGTATTTTCCGTGAATGAGATCTTATTCTCTAGGTGATATGATACTGCTTCCTCAAGAGTTAAATCTTCTTCTTTAACTAACTTCCAACCAGCGATATTATCACGAACTCGCTTGTATCCTTTTGGGACATCATGTCCACCTGGAGGAGGTGGGACTTGACGAGGTGTTGGCATGAAATCTTTCTTTGGTTCTTTTTCTTCGAAAGCAGAGAATCTTGGCGCAACTGGAATGCCTTGCAGTGTTGAGTTGTAATGGCTTGGGCGGTTTGTTGCATTCTTTTGTTTTGTTGTTTTCAACTCTGGTGTTACGTCGACTTCCTCTTTCTTGGACGCTTCTCTGATTGTTCTGAAAGATCTTGGAACACTTGATTCATTTTGTGTTCCACTTGCACCATCGCATTCGCCGCAGCAATTAGGCGTGCCGCACTCTGTGTGTTCTGTATATTGAGAGACGATTGATTTTCCTGGTTTCGCAACAACTGCCACAGGTTTCTTATTTGGGCTCTTAACTGGGAAAGCATCTACTGGTTCTCCTTGTCCTGGTGTCATAGCAATAGCATGCTTTCGGTATTCATCCGTGCCCACTAGTTGCATTTCAAATAAATCATTAATGTCTGTTTCTTCACGAAGATCTTTATCTGCTGTGTGATAGGTCTTACCCTTGTTGATATAAGAATTTACACGAGCATGACCCCACTGTTGTGGTGTCGTTCCTGGACGATGTCCAGAATTCCAAGCAGCAACTCCGCGCTTGTAAACTTTGCGAAGTGTACCAACAGAAATTCCTGACTTTTCGGCTTTTGCAGCGAGTGAGGAATCAGCACTTTCTTGAACTTTGGAAGTCGCAATTGCATTCTTGGCTTTTTCAAATGCTGCTCGCTCTGCATCATTCAACTCGCGCTTATCCATCACTGCGGTAATGTTTCCGCTGCGTGGAACACGACGAATTGATTCCATTTGTTTGAGCATATCATAGTAATCAGGCTTTTCCCAAAGATGACCAAGTGCAATTGTTTCTGCAGTTTTTTCGTCTTTGGTGTGTTCCATTTCAATCTGCTTGCCTTGTTTCAATGCTTCAATCACAGAAGCAGTTGAAACTTTATGTTTTGCAGCAATTGATTCTACAGTGTGTGGAACCTTGAGGTCACCCTTAACTTGTTCGCCCATCATCTTACGAACAGCAAGAGTGTGCTTGCTTGGTTTCGTTTTTGATGTTTTGTCACCAGGAGCTGGTTCATATGCTCTTGGGTCACTATCCGACAACTTGCCCATCTTTTTCCAATGAGCCTTACGAGCAGCAGCAGTTGCGTCAGAGAGTTTGCCAACATACTTTTTTGGCAAACCTGACTTGTGCTTTGCTACTGGTGGAAAATATTTTTCTTTGATAATAGTAAATGTCTTTGGTTCTGGTGTTTCTAAAATTGTCAAGCCTTGATCAACTAAACGCTCAAGGAGTTTTTCAATTTGACCAGCAAATAATACTTTTTCAATCTCACCTGATTCATTTAGATTGATTGAGTTATTAAACACAAAACAATTTAATTGCTCTTTAAGTTTCTCGCCTTTGTACCACTTCTCCAATCTCTTATTTTCTGCAAGTGGCATTTCACGTTCTTCATTGCGCATACGTGAAACTTTATTTGTTACTGTCACATAAACGTAATCGAATTCGTATCCTTCTAGGATTGCTTGTGCTTCTTGAATCTTTTCGAAATCAGCAACGCCATTGATCACAATGTTTTGTTTGCTCTCAATAAGTTCATTTGCGCGACCAGTAAGTAATTGATCAGCCTGAACTTCAGTCAAGTCGAAACGAGAGAAGATGTTTTTCAAAACATAGTCTTTCCCGCTGCCTGGACCGCCAAGTAAGAAAATACCAACTGGTGAAACTGATTCCATTTGCATACCTGCTTTTACCTTATCATGTATATGTGCGCCCAATTTTGGGTCACTGTATTTTGAAATAAATTCTTCTCTTTTTCCAGCAGCTACCAATGCTCGATGTTTAGAAGCAGATTCGCCTTCTTCTCCTTCTGCATCTGGATCACGATGCCCTGCTGAAACAACGTTGACTTTTTTAATTCCTGGAAATTCTTTCTTTCGATATTTATTGAGTAGCGAATCAAACTCTGGAACACGATCAGATCCCACAACCATTGTGACATGAGTGTGACCTTGCTTTTCTAAATGCTTCATAGCATCAATTGCTGTGCGCACTTTGCCGTGTGATACAACATTTGCGTTTGGAAACAAACGATTCATTGCACCAACTTTTTCTTTGTGCGTCAATGGATTCTTTTTGGCGTCTTGAGAATGTGATGGAAAAATATAATGGCGACCACCAGTCTTTTCTGCATGCGCCTGAACAGCAGAAACTAGTTTACCGTGACCCACTTCAGTTGGTGGATTAAAACGACCGAAAGTAAATGTTGCTTTACTCATATTACACTCTTTTGCGCTTTAAATGCTGCTGAACGTTTGCGATTTGCTTCAGTGAATTTACGAGGAACAAATTTAGCATTACCAGAAACAAATCCCTCACCAGCAGCCTCTTGACCATCGATGTGATGCGAATATCCACCATGTGCAGTTTTTGACAATTCATCAGCTGTTGTATAAGTGGCTTGTTGTAAGTGGTGGTGTATATCAAATGAACGATCGAATTTCTCTATGTTATCATTCACATGATTTATCGCCGCTCTCATTTCTTCGCGTTTTTGGTTCTTGGCTTTTTCTGTCTTCACAGCATCAATTCTTTTTTGATGATACGTTTCTAAAAATTTCTTGTAACCTTTCGGAGATGGTTTCTCTCCACTATCAATGGTTGAGTTGGCGTATTTCTGTAATGTTTCTTCATGACCTTCATGATGTTCGTGACCATGATCTTTATTCAATTCTTTTGCAGCTGCAAGATGAGCAAGAACTTTACGTTTTGCTTCTGGGCTTAATCTTCTCTCATCAGCAGAAAGAATATGATTCATTACATGAACATCAGGATGATCTCTCAATTCACCTGCTTCAATAGGAGAAGGCTTGCCCTCAGCATTTAGTCTAGAGTGTAATGCGATACTCAACGGAGCCTTTGCGAGTTTCTTACCTTCTGGGGAGTTTTTATCTACAGAATAGCGAATAGTATTTGGTTTGTGACCGATCTTACCATCTTCTTCTGTACGATCCTCTAGTGCGCTGAGATATCCACCTTGATACTCTCCTGGTCCTTCTGGAAGCACCTTATGAATGTGCTTGAGAGTATTCATAAGTGGTCCAGCGATATATGGCTTTTCGCTATATTGTTTCTTAATATCTTCTGGAGAGAAGTTATATGTTGCTCCAGGACCTTTATATTTGACTGCAACCTTTCCTTCAGGTGTTCGCATGACCTGAAAAGACATACGATCGTCGATTTTACGAGTCAGAGGAGCGCGACCACTAGCGACTTTTTGAATTTTAGAGACTGCAGATGATACTGCACCTTTACGAGCGTGAAAGGCTGGTTCGAATGCGTGTGGGAGGTGTTGAATTCCGCGAGCAGCTTCTTTTTGCTCTGTTAATAGCGGAATATAGTTTCGGAAACCAAACATACTCTCTCCACACTGTGGGATTATAATATATTTAGTGATTTTTATCAGTTAACACATCATGTATAATGTTATCGATCGTTTGATTAATTGAGAATTCTGGGCGATATCCAAGTGTCATTAACTTGGTATTGTCCATAAAGAAAGAGCGAGATGACTGCACTTTCTTATGAAACTCTTTCTGTTCAATCGTACGAATCTCTGAACCTGAGTCTATTGCGTCTCGAGCGTAGCGAATAACGTCTCGAAAGATTATTGGCTTCCCGTTTCCAATATTGTAGATAGAGTCCAATTCGCCCTTTCTGACGACCAGATCGATTGCTTTAGCGCAATCCCTAACATCAATATAGTCACGATAAAAATAACCAGAGTCGTAGAGTTCCACTGGACGGTTTGCTTTAAGTTCTCCCAAGAGATATTGGAGAGCGTTTTTCTTTGCAGATACCTTTTTATCTTCTTTGCCAAGTACATTTGCAAGCCTCAATATGCGATAATTTAATCCAAACGTCTCGCAGTAGGACATGAGCAACTGCTCGGCGCACCTTTTGGTGATCGAATAAAATCCTTTTGGATCGCAAGAATCATTTTCAGAGATTCCATAAGAACCAGCACCAAAACCAGAATCCTTTCCATAAACAAACCAAGAACTGATGAAATTGAAGGTTCCTTTCTCACCAGTTCGTTCAATGTACTTTCGATAACTATCCAGAACCCTCATCAAAACAACGAGATTAGTATTAATATCCAGTTGATTATCGAAGTGAACATTATAGTTATCAACGGTACTAATAAAGTAAACGCAATCTGCACTCTGTGCTTCGTAATTGTTTCGAGAATTTTTGATGACACTGTCTTTCGAGACTCGACAATACTCGCTTCCGACAAAACCGTTTCCTCCGAAGACATTTACGAAACCCATTTTTCCATTACACTCTCATAATAAGCAAAGACATCTTCGCCATAATGCGGTGGGCAACCGACGAAGAATACATTGCTCAATGCCTTATTAGCATTTGGATACTTCGAAGCATCGTCAAGATGCTTGTAACCAGGATGCAATAGAATATTTCCAGCAAAATAATTACGAGTCTGGATTCTATTTGCTTCACAGAAGGCTTGGAGTTTTTCCTTGAGTTCAGGCGTGTCAGTAATCAACGGAACACCGAACCAAGAAGGATCTGCCTCATCAAGAGCAGAGGCAACACGAACGCCAGGAACGTTACGATAAAAAATACTTTTGATGCGCTCGAAGTTTAAACGACGCTTAACATCAATCTCATCAATCTTCTTCAACTGCTCAATACCAATAGCACCTTGAAGATCAAGAGGTTTGAGATTGTATCCCATGTTCGAGAAGAGATACTTATGATCAATTATTCCATTATATCCTTCAAGCCATTTATCAAAGCGATTACCGCATGTTCCACAAGCCAATAGATTAGCAGCACCAACGCAGCGGCAATCACGACCCCACCAACTAATGCTGCGAGCAGTGTTGATGAGTTGCTCGTCGTTTGAGCAAACCATGCCGCCTTCGCCCGTCGAAATGTGGTGAGCAGGATAGAAAGATGTTGTCCACGCATAGTAATAATCCGTTAAAAGTTTACCATCCCAGCGAGTGCCAAGTGAATCGCAATTATCACCAATTAAACGAATACCATGCCGTTCGCACATATCCTTGATGCGATCCATATCTGGTGGATTACCAAGAACAGGTGAAACGAAAATAGCAACTGTCTTATCGGTGATCCACTTTTCAACGTGATCAAGATCAAAGTTGAGCGTCTTCATTTCAATATCAACAAAGACTGGAGCAAGTCCATTTTGAACCAACGGAGCAATCGTAGTTGGGAAGCCTACTGGTGAGACGATAACTTGATCACCATCTTTCCAACCCAAATGTTTCTTGAGCGCAGCAACCATAGTAAGGTTGGCTGACGAACCAGAGTTTACCATGTGGCAATGTTTTACATTGAACTTATGACCAAACGCCCATTGAAACTTGGCAACTTGCTCGCCAGAAACAAGCCATTTACCTGTTAGGAATGCAGTGACGCCAGCGATAACTTCCTTCTCATCCCAATATGGACCAGAATAGAATACGGTATCTTTTTCAGGATTGAATTGTTTGCAGTTATATGCATACTTCGGTGTGCCAACAGCGGCAACCAATTCTTCAATCATTTGTTTCACATCACTCATAGTGTTTCCTTAAATTGTGCAATACGTTTAGCCAAAGCGATTTTAACAGGTGACATTCTTTCATATGCAGGGATAACACAATTAGATCTACGAGCAACAGTCGCACTCGCAAATTCTTCTTGTGTATACCAATCACATTTCAAACTCATCATTTCAACAATGTCATAATTTGTGATTGCGCCGCAATTAACAAGATTAAATGGACCAATTGCCGATCTCTCCATTAAATCAACTGCAAATTCAACTGCTTCGTCTATATCACTGATAGAATTTGGACCGCCTTCCATTAGTTTACCTGATTTTGAGTAATTGCGCAACTTTTGCAAAAGATTTTTAGGATTGCTTGTGCCATCAAATGGTAATCTAACTCTGAAAAGTAAACATCTTTCTTCCATTAGCAAAAGATCTGACACACCTTTACTTACAGCATATGTGCTGCCGAAAAAATTTGGTTCAGAAAATTCTTCTCTAATATCGCCTTCGTAGATGCATCCACTAGAGAAATGAGCAAACTGAACGTCAGCCTTTTTGCATTTCTCCCATAACTTCAATGGGAAAATTGCATTTGCTTCCATTGTTTCTTTTTTCTTTTTCTCGCAAGCGTCGACGTTTGGAGCGCCAGTCACGCCAGCACAATTAACAACCCAATGATATGAATTGTTACTAATTGCTTCAGCAGCCTTATCATGTGGGCAGAATGTAACCACATGACCTTTTGCAACAAGTTGGTCGAACATTTTTCGACCAACCCAACCTCTACCGACGACTAATATATTCATGTTGTTGTAGTATTTTACTCAAATACTTCCCATAGTCAGATTTATGATATTTCTCTGCTGCAGCACGAACTTGATTCTCAGTAATCCAGGCATTCTTAAATGCAATTTCTTCTGGACACGCGATCATCATACCAGTTCTACGCTGAACAGAACCAACGAACACTGATGCTTCCGAGAGTGATTCAAATGTACCAGTATCAATCCATGCAATACCACGATTAAGGTATTCAACCTTCACATCATGATTTTTTAAATACAAATTATTAATATCTGTAATTTCCAACTCACCTCTTGCTGAGGGAGTAATCTGCCATGCATAGTCTATTACTTTATTGTCATAAAAGTAAAGTCCAGTGACTGCATAGTTGCTTGGAGGAAATTTAGGTTTCTCAATAATCCCTATAATATCTCCATCTTCATTCATATCAACGACACCAAATCTCTCTGGATCAGCAACGTGATATGCAAACAATGTGCATCCTGAGTTATTCCATGTTGCTGCATTAAAACGATTAATTAATTCGTTTCCATAAAAAATATTATCACCAAGAATGAGCGTCACATCATCTTTACCAATCCATTTCTCAGCAATACGAAAACATTCAGCAATTCCTTTTGGCTCTGATTGTACTGTGTATGAGATATTAATACCCCACTGAGAGCCATCACCACAAAGTCGTTTAAATGCATCCACATCATTCGGCGAATTTACAATTAAAATATCTCGAATTCCAGCCATCATTAATGTTGATAATGGATAATAAACTAACGGCTTATCATATACTGGTAGCAATTGTTTAGATGTCACTTCAGTGCATGGATACAGACGAGTACCAAGACCGCCTGATAAAATAATTCCCTTACGCATTGTACCACTCCACGGTTTTTCTTAAACCATCAAATATATTTGTTTTTGGTTTCCATCCAAGTTCATTGGTAATTTTACTTGAATCCATTGAATAACGCAAATCATGACCCTTACGATCTTCTACGAATTTAATCCAATCTTGGTACATGTTTATTTGTTTACCCATGATATCAAGAAGCATAGTCGCCATACTCACATTATTGCATTCAAATCCACCGCCAATATTATAACGCTCACCTGTTTTGAATTTTTCTTTAATTATCAATAGAGCATCGCAATGATCTTCGACAAATAGCCAATCACGAATGTTTTGTCCATTGCCATAAACTGGAATAGGTTTATTGTTCTGGATGTGGCGAATAATAGTCGGAATAAATTTCTCGCGATGTTGGCGAGGACCATAATTATTTGAGCAATTAGTAACAACTGCCTCGACGCCATGCGTGTTTACATATGAACGAACCAGATGATCACTGGCTGCTTTGGTTGCAGAGTATGGATTGCGGGGATTGTACGGAGTATTCTCAGTGAACGAAGGATCTTCTTCTTTTAAACTTCCATATACTTCGTCGGTGGAAACGTGGACTAATTTCCCGCCGTGTTTGCGAATACACTTGAGAACGTTGTGGGTTCCAGTAATATTTGTATCCAGGAAAATATCGTCGCCGCGAATGGAATTATCCACATGAGATTCAGCAGCAAAATGGAAAGTAATATGCGGTTCGTAATCATGATACAAACTCTCCAGATGTCCAAAATTGCGAATGTCGCAATGTTTATATTGCAGGTGGTAGTCACCCCAATATCCATCTAGATTTTGTTCATTCGCTGCATATGAAAGATTGTCAATAATAACAATTTTCTCATCAGGATATTTTTTAAGGTGAGAGATTACAAAATTAGAACCAATGAATCCCAAACCACCAGTCACAAATATAGTCATAAACTGTTTTTATATACCTTCTTCAAAAACTTATGCCAAATTTTAGGATCTTGTTTACGGAAAGTTTGACGATACATAAAGATGGCTTCACATTCAGCCCAGCGTATCTTATGCGCCTTTCGTAATTTATTTATATCTAACTTTTCAGCCTGAGTTTCGTATGCGTGAGCATCAAGTTCATCAGGATTGCCATAATACAAAGCCTTGAGTTTGTTTTGTTTTGGCTTCGGCTTATAAGGTTTTTGCAGTAAAAATGGTCTCTGCTTCTGCTGATACTTATGGCGATACTCATGATGAATCGCGCGAATAATTTTAACAGCAAGATTACGAGCGCCCTTTTCAGTTATAATTGCTTTCTTAGAATCGCTAGGGAAGTTTAAGCAAATATAAATGTGCTCAGGAACCACATCTGAAATACGATTACAATAATGCGCATTAACTATGACGTTATGATCTTCTAGATATTCAGATTCGAATCTTTCTGATGAGAAACAAACAATATATGGATCGAATGCTTTATTCAGCTGACGAATTATAGAAGGAATATGCTTCTCTCCGACCCACTTTTCGGCAAGAGCATAGACTTTCTTTTCTATTTTCTTGAGTTGCATTACACCTTCAAATTCTTAAACTTATCGGTGCTTCGACCACGATCAAAGACAGGCTTTGATTCGTTTTCTTTCATCACAGCGTCTTGCGCTTTCTGCTCAAGATCATAAAGTTTCATTTTCGCTCGATCAATACCAATCGTGAATCTCTTGTGAAGATTCGGATCATTATAACGATTCTTCAACTGCTTCACGAGAATCTGATTTAACTGTTGCAACTCTTCAGTACTAACAAGAGCGAACATGAAATCAGCAGTGGCAGGTAGACCAAAACTCTCACTAGTGTCTTCGAGCCCAGGATCAGAGTTACTAAATCCCGAGCGAGTTGTTTGAGTAGCTGAGACAATAGGTACATTATTCTCTACCGCAAGACCACGCAACTCCTCTGCGATAGCCTTGATGTAAGTATAACTGTTAACATTCGCACCAGCCTTAATCCTTGCCGATGCACATATATTTAGATAGTCAACAAAGATAATATCTGGACGGAAGTTTTTCTTCAAAGCCAGATCATTAATCAGCGCACGGAAGTGGGCTGGATTGGCTGACGCAGTTGGATATTCCTTAATGATCAACTTGCCCTTGACCGAACCTTTTAATTTGGTCATACGTTTCTCATACATGTCTTTCGGCATGTTCATAAGATCTTCAAGAGTTACGTTAAGAAGATTCGCGTCAATACGTTCAGCGATCTTCTCTTCAGCCATTTCAAGAGTTATGTAAAGAACGTTGTAGTTCTGAACCAAGCAACTAGCAGCCACATGGCACATAAACAGAGACTTGCCGACGCCAGTACCTGCAAGAGCAATGTTAAGGGTCTTTTGCGGCAATCCTCCTTTAGTGATCTTGTTGAAATACTCAAGATCGAAGGGGATTCTTTTTTCGATAC